TTTCACTGAAAAATAGACCCACTATCTAAACACTGATTACACTCGCCCCAAGAAACCGAGGGCCCAGCACGAATGGGCCCGGGCATGTACACCTCTGACAACATATGAGCGATACCTGACGCCGCCGGCAGGCTATCGCTCCACGCGAGTGGTGGGGGTCGGGGGGCTAGCCCCCCGGGTGCACTTCAAACCATTTTTTCCCTTATATGGTCTGGAACACAAGGGGTATGGTCTAGTATTACCCATACCCCTAGTGTGCTGTTCCAGTACTTCGCTTGACGTCCGGTACTTCACTGAAAATGTCACGCTGATGGCCAGTGGACTTTTCCCTAAAAAACCTGGTTACTTCATTTTCACTCTGGAGCCTTCACACAAACGTAAAAGAACCGACGAAGGTACTTTCTCAAATTCTTCTTTTTCTGATTTACCTCCTCCTCCCGTACCACCAATGGCGTCTGCTGAAGAACCCATGGAGGGAGTTGCCCCTCAGAAGAAGCTCACCGCGAAAGACATGGACAGAGCCGCCTGGGCCGAGTACAATGCTTTTAAAGCGGACATGTCTAGAATCCGACGAGAGAACTTAGGCGCTGATGGCAAGATGAGAAGCGCCGGTGCTGAAGCTGTTTTTCTTCGTTGTTGCGAGATTCTTGAGAAACACAACCCTGGTCTTTACAAACTAATGCCTCGCGGAAAAAAGGAGCTTCTTCGTTACTGTGCCAAGCGGCTTTCTGTTGATGCCGTCTTGAAAACTGGTTTTATCACCACTTACAAGGATGCTTGGGCCTCTATCGTAGCTCGTCTCAAGTCCAAGTACAAGTCCTATAAGAGCTACAAAACGCGTTACGCCTACAAAGGCAACAAGTTTGTTTATCGCCGCATGAAGCCCTGGATGTATACCTCTAAACGGGCTAAATCCTACTATTTTTATCGGCGTAATCGTAAGCCTGGCCAAAATGTGTATAATGGCAGGCGCAATACATACTACGCCAAAAGGCGGAGGAATTGGTAAATAAAATCCTCCTTAAACTCAATTTTTTTTCTTTTAGAATGTCTTCCAAATGGCTTGGTCCCGCTCTCGGCGCTGGGTTTGCTGCTGGTCTCACAGGTGCTGGATGGGGAGCAGCCGCACCTGCCGGAGCTGCCTTTGGTCAGTTCCTCGGGGATCGATTCAAAGCAATTACTGGCTACGGCGACTACACCGTGGCCAAAAACTCGCTACTTGCAGGAGGAGTCCCGGGCATCACCAATCCGACAATGCGACGAGGACTTACCATCTCCCACAAAGAGTATATCGGTGATGTTATTACGCACGCGACGCCCGGAGCCTTCAACATCCAAGGCTTCAAGATCAACCCTGGAATCTCACAAACCTTTGAGTGGCTCGCCCAAATCGGTGTTAACTACGAGCAGTATTCTCCCGAAGGGGTCATATTCATGTTCAAGTCAACCTCCGGTGCAGCTCTTGCCTCCACAAATACCGCACTTGGATCTGTGATCATGGCTACTCAGTACAACCCTTATGCCCCACCTTTTTCTTCAACAGCTGAGATGATGTCTTACATGTTTGCTTCGGTTGGATGTCCTTCTAATGACATTCTACATCCTGTAGAATGTGCTCCACAAGACAACCCACTCTCTGAGTTCTATGTGCGAAATGGTCCTCCCCAAGGAGACCTTCGCTTCAATGACCTTGGAACCTTCTACATTGCAACAAATGGGTTCCAAGCAGGTTCTGTTAACATTGGACAACTTTGGGTTACTTATCAAATTACACTCATGAAGCCGAAATTATTCTCTTCACTTGGAGGCTTTAATGACTACATTTGCTTCTACAACAAAGGATCCGCTCTTACTGCTTCTTATCCTTTTGGCCTCACTGGTCTTAAGATGGATACTGCTAATGTTATTCCAATCGATTATATTCCGGATATCGTTCCTCCAACGTATCAGGATCCAGTCGGCGGGCAGATTGGAGTCCTGAATGGAACTGGTTTCTATTTGCAACAAGGAACCAGTGGAACCCTCCTTATCTTCCCTCCTGTCTATGCTTTTCCTGCATGTTACAAAGTAACTATTTTTCACAGGACCAACACTGATACAGTAGACTACATCCCACGTCCTACGATTACACCCACTTCAAATAAGATCAAGATCGTCCGTCGTCTCGATGCGCCTGATATTGATATTGACAACAAGTTTTGGCATTTTAGCTTCTTTATGCTGGTCGCTGGTGGACCTTTGGCCAACCATATCAATGTCTCACGTGAGAGAGTTAATATCTCGCAGCTTAAATTTGACCCTAACCCTGGAGTATTGACACAAACCTATTTTGAAATGATACAGGTGCCATTGACCACAATGCCCTATGACTATTTGACTACTTAATAAAAGTCTTTATTCACTTTCAACCATTCTTCTTCTCTTTCTAGGAGGACTGTCATCCGGTTCTGGAACCGGGGACATCTCCACAACCTGAGCACATTGCGAGAAAGCCTCGTCAATGGGCCCACGAAACACTTCAATCTCTTTGAAACGCCTCTCCAACGCCGTTCTTGTTTCCTCATCGGGCCAGATGTCAGCAATGCGGTACTGCGAGGTCACAATCAACGTCTGCGGCCGCATCCTCGCCATACCGCCGCCCTTGAACTCTGCTGTAAACGCCCACTTGTCAGCCCAAATCTTCAAAAAGTCACCAAGAAATGTGTGCTGATTCGAAACATCTTCAAGAATCACAGTCTTCTGACCCGTGTAGTTACACCACCACTTGTTGATTCCTTTGATGTACGCTTCTGGGTCGTGAGCCCGCGCCCGATGGCTCTTACCGACCCCAGACTTCCCGTAGTACCAAATCCCACAAACGTCGTCCAAGTCTTTGCAACCTTCGACACCTAACTGACGTATAAGTAAAACGTTACGGACATGGACAAAAGCCTCCTTAGGGAACTCTTCTGCTAGTTTCTCGATATCGCCCGCTTTTGCCAAGTCCCAAATCTGCTTCCACTTCTCCTGCTGAGACTCCTTACCTTTCTCGCCCTTTTCTTGAGGAGAAGCCGGAAGCGTGCCGTGTTCTTCAAAAGAACCATCCTTGCTACAATAATCAAAATTCTGTTTAGGGTTTCCTTTAGCCTTCTCAACGTGTGCCGCTCCCAACAACCACATACGAACAGTATTGAATGAGACAGCGTTCGATACGTAAAGGTACCCTTGAATATGCGGCGTTCCTGACTCTCCAACCTCATTTCCCATAATCCAGTATCTACAATCAAGTAAGTTCTCCTTGACCTTATCCAAATCGACCTTATCCGGGTTGTTGATAGTGAACGTCCAAGCACGTGCCTTAGTGGTCATCGTCAAACTAACACACGTCAACTAGCCAACGACTTCACTGAAATTTCACTGAAAAATAGACCCACTATCTAAACACTGATTACACTCGCCCCAAGAAACCGAGGGCCCAGCACGAATGGGCCCGGGCATGTACACCTCTGACAACATATGAGCGATACCTGACG